TGTCAGGGCGGTCCACAGGGATAAAAATGTATAGAGTAGAGCGATTCTCATATGCGCCCCCCGGCTAAAAAGTAAACTGCCTCATGCCGTTCAAGAGGGTAGAATGATGGAGCGCACCCTTTTGGCTGGTCCAATCCCTCTCGCCGATACATGAGGCAGTAAGTCTGTTGTCTTTTTGCTGATTCGATTGTGCTGTCTCCATCATTCTGTTTTAGAGAATAGCACAGTCCTGAATCTTGTCAACCCCTAAAGTGAAAATAAATGAAAATAGTTTTATGGGGTCAAAAATGGGTATTTGTGGAGGGGAGTCGTGATTGCGGTTTAGATATGGCTCTCAGCCTATCAACGATCACGCATGGCAACGCACAGCGGCCTACCTCCCCTAATATGAGTAAATGTACCCTCAGAGGGAGATAGGCCGTTCTCGGACGTTTTAGGCTACCAGCGCCAACGCCACGATATGACGATTCCGCGCCGTTTCAGCTCTTCAAGCATCTGCTTGAGCCACTTCTTCACTTCGAGGATGTAATCTTTTTCGAGGTGATAATTCTCAAGATGATGTTTGCCACGAACGCGACGACACCGGTTACTGCATATTCAGCAGGAATATCGGCTTCACCGATCAAGCCGAAATATTTGGCAACCAGGAGGCCAATGCCAACCGCGTTTATCCACAACGTCTTCGACTCGTACCAACTCTTTTTCTCTTCTTCACTCATCTTCGTTTCTCCTTTACTGTTGATTTTTACCTCTGCAATATCCATAGCCTCTTCGATGTGTCTCAAAACCTGGTCTTTATCTTTCTGGCTCATCACCCTCCATGTCCGTTCGGCCCTTCGTGGCTAATGTGTTCCCGGCAATGTTTTCTGAGTGTCTCGCAGTAATCGCGCATACGTGTCAATTCCTCATACTGGTCAGGGCGCACCATCTTTAGCTTCTCCTCGGCCAAGAAGAGACGGTGGAACGGACACGCTGAAATGTTACATTGTTTTGCCATTACTACTTCCGTGCCACCAGAATAGTCAGTTGCCCTTTTATCTCGCTTGCCAGCTCCTTCAAATCTACTATATCCTGATCGTGCTTTGCGTCCTTTGTGTTCTGTGCCTTATCGCTTTCAACCAGATGAACCACTGTCTGCTGTAATGCGCCAACGCCCATTACCCGATCAGCGAGCAAGATCAAGACCGAGATAATAAGGGCAACCAGCCCAACCCTCTTTAGCCAACCATTTACCTTTATCGCCATATCCTCATCCGCTCCTTTCGTATCGTTTCATACACGCCGCAAAGAAATTCATCCCGAAGGGAAGATACATACCATGTTTAACCAGCTCATTCTCAAGCCTGAGTAACCACAATGCAATCCTATCAGCCCATCCCGGTATCTTGCCGGTGTCATGCAGTTTTGCACGTCCGAGTTTAGCCACTAATTTAATCATCATAATAGGCAGAAAGCAAAATGTGTTCCAATAACTGAACCTCACTTTGGCAAATAGTTTTGTCAAGTCTTGCACCCGCCGCCTGTTGTACCTCCGAAAATGATTTAGGGTTGCGTCATGCCCTGAGTACAGCCATTGATACGCCGGGCCCGTAAGCAGTAGAGTTCCGCCCCGTTTTAAAACTCTCCGCACTTCCAGAATAACTTTCCTATCATCCTTCATGTGTTCCAGCGATCCGAACATGCACACAATGTCGAAAAACTCATTACCAAACGGCAGGTGTTCCGCATCGGCAACCGTCTTATATTCACAATATTCAGAAGGAACCAAGTCAAGGGCATCGGGGCTGATATCTATTGCGTACAACTTGCCATGCGCCGCAAGGATCTTTGAATCCTCTCCTGTGCCGCACCCTATGTTTAGGATTTTGGCCCCACGTTCTGCGCCCACGTTTTGCAAGAGGATTTCTTTCAGCTCGTTGTCCGCAATGTACCAAGAGAGGTCTTCTCTCTGCTCTTCAAGACATGCCTTGTAATCCATTTCGCCCCTTCATTCCAGTATGATTCTGAATCGTTTTGTCATGGTTGCATAGAAAAAGTAATAGCAGTGTCAGCTTGAGTGATTCTATTTGTCCCAGTTTCGCCCATTGCGGCGGTTAGAATTATTTCATAAATGTTTGTTGCAAAGGCGTTCCAAAACGTCTTGCCCAGATAAACGCGTGGATTTTCGGTGCTACTGTAATCATCACCCGTAATTAAAGGCGCATGATTCCTATAAATAGACATTTCCAAAGTACCAGTCACCGTAGAACCAAACTTCAGTCGTGCGTTTGCGTCTGCTCTACAACGCCCTATCCTGCCGGGAGTCCATGTCGTATTATTCGCCCATGTCCCGCCGAATTGTGTTACAACTGTATGAAATTGCATAGTAGCAATGGTTAAATTTGAATAAATCTCACCACTTGATGCGTATGCTTCCAGATATGGAAGATTCGTTGCTACCAAAACCCCGAACGTGCCTGCGCCTGATGCCGTTACGTTGAGCAGACCCGTTGCGCTGTTTCCGCCATAGTTCAGGTCGTTTGTCACATTTATTACGCCAACGTCAAGAGGCCCGTCAATCCGAGCGTTGCCGTATATGTCGAGGGAATGAGCCGTAGGCCAGCCTCCGATTCCGAGCTTCACGCTTGGCGCGGCAAAGCCACCGACACCCTTTTGCACAAGGATCATTGAATTGTTGAACGATGCAGGACTTGTGACTGCCTCTCCCATAGGCACAGGCGAAAACCCGATGAAGTCATTTGATCTGCTACTAACTCCATTTGTCTGAATGCTTATCCATCCACCAAAAGCTCCACCTTCAGAACCAATGTTGAAAGAGGTACCTGCCCTTGTTCGGATGTTGACACCCATGTTAATTAAGGCTTGCATCTTCAAGGCGGTATTAGTCGGCGCATTCCATGCCACAAACTCATTGGTCACATGGACGCTGTCTGCGTTTGTTACGGTTTGCCGTGCCATATCCACAAGCTGTGTGGCATCGAATGACGACCATGATTCTGCGCTTCCAGGAAGCGTAGCCCATGTGCCGTCAGCTTTGAGAAAGTTCCCGGCATCACCAGCCGCGCTCGTAACAAGTCCAGTTGAGGCCGCGCCAGCAAACGCGCCAGTTGCGGCAGCGTTCCATGCGTTCGTTCTGATTATTACCCCGTCAACCAGATTACTTGTCGCTTCGTATTGGCCCTCGAGGGTATTGAGGTCAGTAACAGCACCATCCCATATCGCGTTGTTTGTTAGATTGACGGCGTTGCTATCTGACAGTGCATTGTCTCTCCACTCCGATGCTTCCAAAAACGGCGTGTCGTTGTTGTACTGCGAGAGCCGGTGTTCGGTGTCAAGAGTGAAAGCCCTGGCAGTTGTGTCGTACACCGATTGCGTGATACTGATATTTTCAACCACACCAGTTGCCCCGCGTGTGCCAATATCCAATTCACCAAAGCCGGGCGTTTCTAAACGCGACGGATGAGCAGCACCAAGATAAAGTCTAATGTCAGTGGCTTGGCTTCCAGAAACCTTTACAATATAAACATCAACGCCGAGGAACAAATTGGTTCCATTTTCGATGTTGTTGAGATTTGGAGCACTAACCCTATATTCAGTATGATCAATAATAGTCCCGCTGATTGAACTTGTGGCTATTAGATTCGTCGTTGCTCCGCCATCATCGGTATATACCAAATCAAAATAACCATAACAAATTCCGTTGCCATCAAATCTATCGGCATGAAAAACGCCGTTATACATCGATGCGCGAATCACATCTGTCGCATTTGTTGTCCAGTAGGTTCCAATATAATTGGTTTCATTTACCTCCGAAAATTCGCTTGTAATAACTGTGGAGTTCGCATCAGGCGTAGTAATCCAACTCCCGCTTGAGCCGAAGCTGTTCAGCCCCGTAGACCCATAAAGAGTCAATGCGCTTTCAGCGGCAAGTAAATCATAAAGTTGCTCACGGTTAACCGCGCTACCGTCTGTCAGACCTTTCGGAACATAAGCCTGATTCGTGGCGGTAAGATCGCCAGCAATAACTTTTATGGCGTTGGTATAACCAAACATCCCGCCGTCAATATCAGCTTCCATCTTGTTCCCGCCTGCAAGTAGAAGGGAGTTTGTCAAATTGGCCGCTATGCCAGATTCATTCGTTCCCACCCGTCCGTCTATGGTAACTATTAGGCCATCATTCGTGCCAACTCTGCCTTGAAGGGTAAGCACATCACCCTCGTTGGTTCCGATACGCCCTTCAAAGATCAGGTTTGTATTACCCTGTGCTGTTATTGCCGACTCATTCGTTCCCACCCGTCCGTCTATGGTAACTATTAGGCCATCATTCGTGCCAACTCTGCCTTGAAGGGTAAGCACATCACCCTCGTTGGTTCCGATACGCCCTTCAAAGATCAGGTTTGTATTACCCTGTGCTGTTATTGCCGACTCATTCGTTCCTATACGTCCTTCAAAAATGCCATTCGTAAGATACCACAGCGTTCGCAAGGTATAGTTTGTCACACTATCATTATCCGTATAAACCACAGTACCGCTTGCCGCCTCCCATAGCGGTTCATTCGTCAATCCACCGGCAGCGGTAATCAGGTCTATGTTCGTCCCGAAGAAATTAGTAGGCGCTTTCAGTACCCCGTTCGTATCCGTGGTCACGGAATAGCTCACGACAGCAGGCGTACTGGTCGGCGCGCTCGGCTTTGTCCAGAAGTTTGTCGATGTCACCGTCCATGCAGTTGCTGTTCCTTCGACACCGCGCCAGCTATAATAGTATTTGCTCATAGCCGTCAACGCCGTTATCTGCGTGGAGATAGTCGCCACCGTCGAAGTCCCGTACACGTTCGAACTCGCCCATGAATCGGCGTTGGTGGTATAATCCACCTTGCCGTAGAACACTGTCATAGTCGGATTCGTGCCTGTCCCGTTCGTGCTGATAATCGAAACGCGGAAATACGCGCTTGTAGTTGTGATATTCGTAGGAACCGCGTTACTGATTATCAGACCCCTGGCCGTCAATATAGAACTCATCAGGATCAGGATGGTCAATAGTTTGAATTTCATTATAAACTTACCCCCGCGCCAAGTGATTTAATAGGCTCACCGTCCACTATTGTAATTATATCTGGATACCATAATCCGGTCTCAAGACAAAAAGTGTATCCCGATCCTTGCTTGCCGATCCATACGGCTGTGCCGGTTGCGTCAACGATTCGCACGGCTGGCACACTCTCATCATCCGTGTACTGCGCGATTACCGGATAAGTGCTTGTCGCTACGCCCTCGGTTCCCTTGATTACATCGGGATAGATTCGGAACGTCACCTGCGTACTCAGCTCGTTCTCGTTCCCTACGGTCTGGATCGTGAACTCTGCCTTGCAGTCCAGGAAATCGCTTGTGCCAAGTTTGGCGATCAGCTCGGCGGTATTCAGCGGAATGTTCGCGGTGTAGGTGGTCGTTTCGCCGGACCCTGCTTTTACCCAGGTCGCCTGATTGAACAGGAAATCTTCTTCCGTGGTGAAGCCAGCCAACGATTTAGCACCGAACTTAATTGAACTACTGGCGGCAATGGATGTAACCACATACGGAACCGTCGCGTTGGATTGCTGATTACAGACTCGCAGAACCACAGGCAGAAGATCACGGACAACAAAATCATATCGCAGGATCTTCACGTTGCTGTTCAGACTCGGAACAAGTATCTGTTCTTGTAAACTCCAGTATATATTCATAGTCTTATCTCGTTATAGGGTGTATGAAAATCCGTTTGCACCGTTCCATTTCAACAGCCACAATCCAACGCTTTGATCTAGTTCGTAGCCAAGATATTTTACCGTGTCAACCGCGTCGGGAGTATCGCACCAACTTGGCCTAGAACTCACATCTCCGACTTTCTGCTCACGACTGCTCGCACCTGATTCTGCAAGGGTATATTGTTCTTCAAGCGTTTCGGAAATATCGTCACCGTGTGCGCTGAATGTATAATTATCGCCAGCCGCCGGAACCCGCTTTTTCCCTCGTATCCATAATTCGGCTGAGTGTTGCACAACTGTGGACAATCCAGACGCTTGCGCGTAGGCATAGCTTCTGATTAGATTAGCAAAATAAGACGGGCCAATGTTAAAGAATCCATTTGATTCCGCGCTTGGATAAGCAGTCGGGCCAAGAGCTTGCCAGTCACCCTCGGCATCGGTCTTTGCATCGGCCCAAGAAGCGAATGCAGTAGAACCACCATTCCAGCCGCTATCCTCGCCCTTTGCTGTCCAGGTTATTGTATCGCGTGTCCACCGCAGAGCGTCAAACCCTTTCTGCAACTCCTGAAAATTTACCACTGCCCGGTCGTCACCATTCTGCATATTCCCGTATCCGAGTAACGCTTCGTCCTTATATCGAGAAAACCCGCTGGCGTTCAACCCAGCTACCGCGCGCCATGCAGCCACATCTGCGTAAAGATTAGGTTCATCGGTATGATTGACAAAGCCTGTGCAGTTCGCTTCCAGCCATACTTGCATGGCCAGCCAGAGCGTCTTGTCCTGCGCGTCGTCACCACCGGAAACTGCAGACACGGCGGAGTCGCCAAGCACCTGCCTGTGTTCGCTGTAAGACAGGATGATCTCATTGCCCCAGGTCTTATCCTGTGTGTTCCCACCCGCGCTTAATGTTGTGAATGTTGCCATATTAAATCCACTTCACCGTAGCTATTGTCCACTTCGTAGGGTCGTCTGCCCCGCCTACATCAGCCGAAATCTGCAATACATGATACTGTGTTACGCTTGCGTTCGACGGCAGTTGCCGCCCTGTCTCGATGTTGAACGCCCTGTTCGCCTTCGTGAACGCAACTGATCCGCTTGTCACCGTGAATGTATAGAGGTCATAATAATAGTATGTAGCATCCTCTGCCGGCAGAGAGGCCGCAACCTGTATCGTTCCCGCGCCTCCCGCCTCCTTTGCAACTCTGGCATAAACCGTACCCGCACCATCCGGACACGTCACATCCGTCTGCGCTATCGCCACGCCGTTGACGGCTCCGGCATATATCCGTACCTCGTCAGGATCGTCGCTGTTAGGATTGATCTGATACCCGAATCCTATTGCAGTCCACGGAAACGTACTACCAGATTGCTTCATCCGCCGTGGATGCTCAGGACTTCTGCTTTGAGCTATCGCATTGTCCACGTATCTTTTATTTGCTAAAGGCATATTATGTCCATTCCGGTTCCCATGTGCCGCCGTAGGGATATTTGGCCCACAGTTCGGCCCCCCACCATTCATACCCGAGTTGAAACTTACGCTTGGTAACTTGTCTGAGTTGCGGGGCCAGCTTCAACCATTCCCATTGTCCGCTTGAACCGTCCTGTTTCGGGAGGCTGGTAAGTGTACCGAGTAATGCAGTCGGAGGACCAATCGTCGCAAGCGAAACCACCTTGTTCATGCTCGTGTAGCTCGCGGTAATTGCTGACCGGCTGGAAAGGATAATTGTTTTCCTGAGCCTGAACTCTGTCAGCAGAAAGTCCAGTGTTTGGTTTGCGTAAAAACCATAAAGCCGTTTTTCTGGATCTGTGGAAGGATCAGCAATGCTGATATCAAGATCCCTTGCCAGCTTTTCCAGCTCACGCTTGCGCGTTGCCGAAATCGAATTGAAGCCTGTGAATGTTTCAATCGGCTTATATAAAGGCGTGGCAATCAGTTCCCATACCGAGTTGAGGGCTTCGGTGTTTCCCCCGGCAGAACTGCCGCTATCCTCGAAAATGCGGCATACGAGTTGCGCGTCCTTGCCATTGGATGATTCCTCCATTGTATCAATACCGGGGGAATCGGACGCGGCGAACTCATTAAACTTCTGCTCCACAACATCGGCTGTTCCCACAAACCTGCGAATCGTCTGCACCCCATTATTCAGATCCCATTCCCGCCGAGGATTCAGTTCAATGATGTCTGATTCACCCTTGACTTCAAAATATGTTGGATTGTCTATTCCCATTATTCACCCAATGCTTGTGTTGCCATATAGAGGTCGTCTAGTTTCTTATTGGTTTTTTCGAGGTTGGCATTTATTTCCTTGCGGATATTCTCAGCGCGTTCGGCAAAGCGACTTGCCTGGTCGGCCTTGCCGCCACCACCTATGATGCCGCCGATACTTTGCATGGAATCTATACGCGCCTGTTCCGGTGTCGCGATTCCTTTGCCGCCCATAATGTCTTTTTCGCGTTCGCTGTGTTGAGAGATTACCTTTTCGCGCTGCTCGTCAATCTTTTCGCGCTGCTTTGCTATAGCCAGTATCTTACGTTCGGTAGCTTCATCGTCCTTGCCGGAATCCTTTTTGACCTTCGCGATCTCTTTGGCTATGTCCGGTTGTTTGCGCGGTCCAGCCGTTGTATCTCCTGCTTCTGGTTTTTTTCGGAATATAGACTTGAATATTTCACCACTGAATAATTGTCTTGATGTTTCTTTGAACCCAACGCCCATAATTGAACCAATGATTCCAGTAGGCCCCAGCGCGCTCGCAAGATCAACAAGCTTGCCTAGAACTTCACCGATCTTCATCAGCGGTGGAACCACCGAAGCAGCCCATAGAGTAACCTTGTTCCCGGCCTTTTCAAGTGCGTCGCTTGCCGCCGCCAGCTCCGTCATTCCCTCGGCTGCGGTCTTCGCGTTTGCGATGTACGGTTCCATTCCGTCCCGGTTCAATCTCTGGAAAACCTCGACCAATCCAATCACGCGAGTGCCTAACAACTTCGTAACACCCTCGACAAACATCCCCTTGTCACCGGCCTGTTCATATCTTTTGGCCATCAACAACAATGCCTCGTCTACGCCGATGCCGACAAACTCTTCCTGCGCGATGTTCATATCGTTTATAGCGTCAACGTATGTTGCCAAGCCACGCCGAACGTCACCCTGCGCGCTGGCTATCCTACCGAAAATCTTGTTGAACCGCTCCGCCGTAATCCCGCTCTCTGCCATTACGCTCTGCCATGCGAGCATCGTTTCCATCGAGAGTGAAAAGATGTTGGCTGCGGTCTGTAAGTCATCAGCGGTCTTCAATAACTTCCGGCTAAAGTTAACAATCACCCCAACAGAGAACGCCCCGGCGATCATGCCCTTCAATGCGCCAAGCTGATTCTTGCCAAACCGATCGACATTGTTCCCCATCTTCTTGACTTCACCATGGAACTGCTTGCCGTCCAGTTTGCCTATAGCTTTAAGAGTTACGGCCATTATTTCATTCTCGTTTTGCGTGCTGCATTATTGTTCTTGTCGGCCTCTTCCTTCTCCATATCAGCCCTCAACACTCTCGAACCTTCCATCTCGTTCTCTGTCTTTAGCTTATCCCATCCGTTGGATTCCGCATCACACGCGCGGTAGCACACAAGTTTCATAATCGGATGATCCCATGCCTTCGCTTCGGATAATCCGAGAACATTCTGGCCGAAGAGAGCCAGATGCCACCAGTAGGGGGCTTTGAGTTGTGCGCCGCCGCCCGTACTCCAATAATCAGGACAAGCAAAGGATTTGATAATATACTCATCAAACAGGGCTTTGGCCTCAGTGCGATCAGAACGCTTTTCCTTCTTACCCCATTTAGAAGCGCCGATGCCATCACCGGCCTTGGCATACCCTTCTGAGAAACTCGTGGAGCACACCCATACACCGTAAATCATATCTGCAACGGTAGTCTTGCCTTCAACCAGGTAGGGAGAGCCAGCGGCCTCCAGCATGAGGCCGTGCCACGGTGAGAAGTGTAGCAGTTGACGGCCTAGCACAACAGGAGGTTGATAGGTAAGCGCAGAAATGAACGCACCCTGCATTGTTCCTCCTTAGGCATATGTCATGCTGGTTTCTTTGATCAGATCAAGTGTCAGCTTTGTTTCGTCGGCTGAGAACGATACCTCTGCGGATATACACCCGTAAATCGTCGATGTTCCAGTTGGAGGCGTGAGCGTAACAGCCGCGCCCTCTATCGGAGGGATGATCGTGCCGGTTGCGCCGAGGATAATAAAATCGCCCTTGACGCTCTGACTCGGGTCCATATATATCTTAGTCAGAGTTTCGCCACTAACTCCGCGCACTACCTTCACGTTTCCGTTCGGGTAGCTGACGGTCATCGTCTCCGGAATGAACCCGGTGTATGCATAACTTCCGAACGTGATCATGAGAGTTGTGCCTTGTACTACTGCGGCCATGATATCCTCCTTATTATGTTGTAAACAGTTTCACTTGATTGTAGTCGCTGAATACTGTTTGTTTCTTCTCTACATCCCATCCGAATGTCATTGAGCCCCTATGTCCGATCTGGATTCCGGTATCTATCCCGATCTTATATCCGCACGCCCTGGCCCTGTCACTGAATGTCGTATCCTCGCCGTAGCCCTGCGGGCCCCAATCGAAGAACCAGCCTCCGACCTTGAACTTCTCATCTATGTCGAGGAATACTTGCCGTCTGATCAGGGCGAACGCGACACACGTTGCGTCAACCTGTACCAGCGAACCGTCAACGAGGTCAACCCTAGCCGTCCATGCGCTCTTCCCCTTCGTGGTTAGAACCACTGGCACGTAGGGATTCCGGCGTGTCGTACACAGCGGAGATAGCGTACCGTAGCCTGCCCCTTCGGGGTTGTCCCTGAGCTTCGATAAAGTATCAGCCGAGAAGATCATGTCGCTGTCCACCATGCAAAGCGTGTTCGCGTCTGACTTCAAAAACAGCTTGGCCAGATAGTTAGCTGCAAAGTGATGCGGCATCTCAACTGCCGGATCGATCATCCCGTCACCCTTTCGCAATCCGCTTGCGATCATGTTTTGCCAGGAGCGCACGAATAGAGGATCGGCCCTCTCTCCTATCCTGCATCCGAGCGCGATTGTTCCCCAGTTGCTCATAGCTTCGGTTGCACTTTCAGTGTCTTGCGTGGATATGTAAATGAGTTTGTCCCGTCCGTGATCCGCACTTGGATATATGTGCTGTAGGTCTTGTCGGCCTCATTCGTTGCCAGCGCGGTAGAAGCGCTCCATAGGCCAGACGTTGCATTGTTGACTGTCCCGGTCCAACCGTTGTAGTTCCTATGCTGTCACCGTGGCTCACCGTAAGCGTCAGGCCCGTTAAATCCTGTATCGCGCTTGATGTGCTTGTTCCTGAGTATGCGATACAGTTAGTGAACTGAATCTGATCTCCACGATAGAACGTGGCTGAATCGGCGGCAGTCTGCGCTTCGCCCCTCAGGTTCGTCATGGTGATCGACGCTGATTCAAGGCCGGACACTATACAGGGAACGCAGAGCATAAGGATTAAGAGAAGTTTTTTCATTATACTTCCTTTGGGCTTACTGTTGAGATGATTGTTATTTCAGAAACAAAAACGCGCTGGTCGGTTTCCACGGCTCTCGTAATCCTGCCTATTCGCGCCTTTGAGAATACGACACCAGTAGGCGCTAAAGCGTTGATGTCGTTATAGAGTTTCGTCTGTGCTAGAGCTGTAATAACGGCATCACGAAAAACCCTGTTGCGGTTCCTTGCCGATACCCCACCGGAAGCAACAGCCTGTGACATTACCGCGACATCAATAGCCGCCTGACGATGCCCTGTGAACTCGTCAGTCACATTGTCTGTTTCTCCGCAGTGAACAACAAAGCACGGATACTTGCGATCCTCATTCGTCCATGCGACATACGGCTTAAGCAAGCCTGTCTGTAGCTTGCTGTTCAGGTATGCCAGAACCGCATCCTCTGAATATTCTTCTACGGCCCAACTCATGATTACCTCATAAAGTATTTAGCGAGGTCAGGTTGTCTGGCTGCGGCCTTGCGTGTACCGAATCTTCGCAACTCTCGCTCCCACTTGCTCTTCATCTTCATTTGCGCCTGCTTCATAATCTTGTTGGCCGCAAGGCGCTGGACAGTCTGCTTCCAGCCCGGCGCGAGGGCCTTACGGATATAGCTCAGTCGGTTCGTTAGGATGTAGCCCCCCACCGTCTTCGTCACGAGTCGGCGCATGGTAGACACACCAGGCATCGGCTTGCGAGTGTTAGCGCTCACTTTCAAACCCTTGAGCCCCCATAACCACGAGTGCCTTGCCAGCCCTTGGTTGCCTATCGGTCTGAGTTCCGAGAGCAGACGTGCGTATTCGTCAGGCTTATGCTTCTTGTTCGGGAGATACCAGCGCTTAGTGCCTCCGTCCTTCTCGAGCTTGGCAATATACGGACGCTTCTTCTCGTCGCGCTCGATCTTCCGGTTCTTCTTTGATTTCTTTGTCAGTCCGGTTCTGGCGCTTGCTAAAGACTTCGCCATTAAAATGATTGCGTGTTTCGTCGCCTCTGCAATGCTCCTACCTGCTACATCGTACGTCGTGTTCAAAGCCCACCCGAGAGAGACATCCATGTCTTTCTTCCAGTTGCCGATCATCTTAATACTTCCTGAAGGTGCGCTCATTTTGGTTTCTGTAGTGTGTAGTCGATTGTTGTTATCGCGCCTGCCGGATCCGTGTCGTGATTCATGACGTTAGCCGCTGAGTCTCCGACTGTAATCGTCTGACCGTTCGTAATCGTTCCGAGCGTGTCTGCGTTGCCGTAGACCTTCCCCGTTGTCTCTCCGGCCTCGCCCATCTCTCCGAGGTCGGCCTCCCCCATCGTCATATCCCTGATGCACTGAGCAGAGTTCTCGCCGTTCACGACAGTTACTACCGTAGTCGGATGCGCCAGAATGATCTTTGCGAGTTCCGCTTGCGCGAGTGTTTTAATGTCTATCGCCATTATGTCCTTGTATAGAATTATGCCGCGGAAAGGAACCGACCTCTCCGCGGCATAGGATTCTTCACTTCCTTACGCGATGATGTCGGTCAGGACATACGCTGCTTCGGCATTCATTTCCTCAATGGAATACCATGTCTCTGCGTCGTACATATTCGATTTCAGTTCTTTGTGATAGAACGATTCGACTATGTAAGGCTGAACGCCATCCGGCAGATATTGAACAAGCTTGCCAAGCACAGGGTCCATCTTGTGACTGAACTCATCCGTCCCGGGCAGCTTCACAAACACGCCATTACAGCCGATACCGGAAAAACCGACATCAACGCCCCAATGGTCGTCGTCACCGACAAGAATCTCGTCAACCGACAAGAGCCCTGCAAGGATCATCTTCAATGCGTTCGGTGAGCCAGCAATCACATCCTTCGCCTCGCCGCCGCCGAGCATGAGAGCTGCCAGACTGAACTGGTTAAGCACTTCTGTAAACCTCATAATGGCGTTGAATACGGTGAATCCACATGCAAAGGCCATCTTCCCGGGATACCTGCGGATTGCTTCGCGTGCTATGTTTGCTTCTGACAAAAACGCACCAGCCACATGAGCCGCCGTCTGATGCGAGCCTACCGTCTGTAACTGTAATGCCAGTGCCGTTTCCTGCGTTCTCAACACACTGCGCTTTGAAGCCATGCCGCCAAGCCTGTCGGCCTTCTCAATTCCACTCATCTGTTTGACTTCATCGCGTCCGATTGCATACCGCTTCTCAACACTCGCTGCCGAATATGTTAGTACGCTCTCAGTCAGATACACCGGCGTCAAAGCCGTGCCACGCGCAAGTGCATCCTGCGATGCGGCATCAGCGGTGAGCGTGGTATAATATACTGATCCTGTTTTCTGAGTTGTCGTCAGAATAGGATAGAACCGTGTTCCGATGTAACTCAGTATCGGATTTACCTCGATAGCTTCGAGATCTTCTCTCCGGCCATCTTCCGTCATATATGCTTCCATTCCAGGCATGATATTCTCCTCAATCTTTGATCTTAATGTAAACCCTGAATACTGAACTCGTAATATTCGCACCAGTCAGGATTGCTCTGATGCGTTCCTAGTGACAATTGAACCGTGCTTCTGTGGCTGAATTGGTAATAACCAACGTAGTTGCGCCGTCAATACTCACTGGCATAACCCTTGGCCGCCACACCATATACTCGCTTACCGCCACGTTCGTCGCCAAGACAAGCGCGTTGCCGGAGTACGAATCAATTGCTGCTATGGCAACTGAACCCGTAACACCAGCCGAAGAGTAAACGGATATTTCGTCAATCTCACCCGTGAAAGGATCTGAATACTCGGTCTGTTGTACCGTCGAAGTCTGTGTGTGTGTCGTGAGGGTAAAGGTGCTGAAACTATCAGCGGCATGACACACACCGGCGTAAATCATTGCAAGTATCACAATCAATAGTTTCATATTTTCTCCATGAGGGGACCGGGATTAGCCCTGGCCCCCGTTGGTTTATATTTACGGCAACAGTGTGATGTTCGTCGAAGCCACATTAGGCCCAACCGACACATACGCTGTGTTTGTAGTAATTGACGCTTCCTCAATTACCCACTTCATAGTGCCTACGTTTGTCACTACGCGCCAGTAATCCTCATTAGCCGCCACGGTAACTGCCGCAACGCTATCGGGGAATGTCATAGCAGACGCAGCCGCGCCCTGCCAGACATGGACAACAGCGTAACCCGTCATGGTATTACCATCCACATCCTTCAAGGTTATGGTGTTCGTGCTAAACAGACTTGCCGCTGTAATCGCAGTGACCTCAATACCAGGCGAACCGTACACATTCAGACCAGTAATGGCTCCGCCGTCCACCGCTGGCATTACCGTTCCTGCCGATATATTGGCCGCATCTAATGCCGTAACAGCAGAACCGTCAAACGCAGCGGCAGTAGTGCCTGCAGCTAAGTTCGCCATATTGAAGTTGGTCGCAGCGTTAATATCTATGGCAGTAGCTACGGAAGCCGCTGCCAGTTTTGCCGCCGACACGTCGTTTATCTCGCCATCACCAATACTAAGCAATGGCAACACAACTTTCGCATCACCTGTACCATTAGCGACAAACGTATGTGCAGTAACATTGGTGTTACCGAAATCAATACTGGTCGCTGTCGTGTTACCTATATCCAACGCGCCTGTCGATTCAGCATCAATGCCAGAACCGGCATCAGCTTTGTAAGCCGTGGCGTCAACTGTACCATCAATGATTACGTCGTCACCATCAGGATCAATAGTGATATCGCCCGTGCTATCAATCTCGCCTTCGATGTTGACAATACCATCGGCAACTGACAGGCCATACGCACCAGCAGCCGTAATAACCAATGTCGCTTCATCCGCTGTATCGGCAGTTACGCCAGTACGCGCATCAGCAACTGCAATCAGCGGCATAGCTGCGTTCCCAGCAGCGTTAGTCTGATCAATCCTAACTATGTTATTAGTCAACGTCATGTTAATATCCACATCGCTACCGTTGACTTCCAACTCGCCATTACAAGTGGTCTTGCCGCTGATCGTCGCAGCGCCTTGAAAAGTCGCCGCTCCTTCAACTTTTAATGCCTTTATAGTCAGACCGCCACTATCCCATACCGCGCCCAAGGTCGGCGTTCCGGCAATGTCATACCATAATTGAATAGTACAATCTTCATCGGCGGTTGTTATGTCCGAGCTGATTACTTTCAACCATGCGAATGTCTGCCAGTTAGTCGCGCTATCATACGCTTCCAAAAGTGCCCACTCTACATAATCACTGTCTGACCGATTGGCCACGGTTTCCAATGACCGCACGGCAAACCGACCAAGATCAGTTGATGCCGCCGCCCGTAACTTCACGGTCAAATTGCTTGCCGTGATGCCTAAATCGCCGAGACAAGTTATGCTGTCGACTTCGGGATTAGCCAATGCCTCATTGATTTCCTCAACCAGCTTCACCGTTGAATACGATTCCACCGTTGATGCTCCGTACGTAATACCAACGAACATGAGCGCCGACATTAAACTGATCAGAAATTTTTTCATCTTTTTTCCCTTCTCTTTCTGTGGACTGTTGTGTTGATCTTTCTATCCTTATTTCCTGTTTGCCCTCGCCTCTTCTCGACCTGCTTTGTAAATATCAGGATACTGTTGCCGCGCCTTGTCGTAATCACCATCACAGGCATTAAGAGCGTCGGCCCAGGTCGCGATAGACGGAGAAAATTTTAATCCCCCGGTCAGCAACCGTTCGAGCTTCTCTGTGAGATCAGCTATTGACGTGCCTTGCTTTTCGATCTGCGCCCTTGCACTGTCACGCTCACCCTGCGTCTTCCGTTGCAGAGCATCAAGTGTGTCGTGCTTGGCCTGTAGCTCGCTCATCTTTTCCGCTATGGCCGCGAGTTGATCAGCGTATTCAGTCTGCGCCGCTGTCTGGCCTTCGGTGATTCCGAGGTCGTGAGCCGCTTTGACTTCGTCTGTGGACTCGTTGCCTTCGGCATCACTCGATCCAGTGTCTTCTTTATCAGGTTTGTCGGTTTCGGACTTAGTATCTTCTTCACCATCTTTGCCGGGTGTTCTAGTTCCATCCGAGTCCTCCTCTTTGGTTTCCAGAAGAGCCGCAATATCCAGGCCCTTCGCTCCGATAGCGTCTATAGATGCAGAGTCAAACTTGATCTCCTCGGAGTCTTCCGTAATTACCTCAGAAGCGATACCGGCCTTAACCATCTCATCGGCGGTCAGCCATCCCATACGGCCCTCGGCAAACCATTCTCCAATGACATCCGAACTCATGTTATACTTCGATATAAGTGTTTGCTGAATCTCGGCATTGATCTTGCCAAGCAGCTCGGCTTCGTCTTTCATGGCTCCCTGTCCACCGTCTATGAATGAGCTTGCACCATGAAACATCATCTTTGAATTACGATGAGCCCTAACCGCTGATCCGATGAATATGGTGATCATGCTGGCTGCACTTGCGACCATAGCACCGAGCGAGATATTGATAGGCTGCTTGCTTGTCATTCTCCACTCGCGTAGAGCGTTGACCATTTCATAGGCCGCGAACACACTCCCACCAGGAGAATTGATGTAGACATCGAGAGGTTTATCCACGGCTGCTTCTGCCAGAGCCCTGCGGAAGTAACTCTCAGGAGTGATGATACCCTTCTCAATATATTCCTGTGTCCATCCGGTATCGTATTCGCTCGGGACTATGACTCCTCTGATTTCTATTCTGCTCATTGACTTTCCCTCCGTATTGATTTTGTCCTGACCGGGACCAGGTCGTTCTTCTCGTCGCATTTGACCGCCGCATTCAGGACATTTCAGATCCTTGCAGTGTTCCTCTGACTCCATCTTGTAACCACATTCGATGCACTCGCAGTTAAAGGTTTCGTCTGGCATGGTTACTTGTCCTCTATTCAGGATTCTTTATCTGATCCGTTAGCCTTCGATGTGTCATCAGGTTCTTCGGACGGAGCCACGCCGCCTGACTTCTGTTCAAATGACCCTAGCGGCAAGTTCTTCTCTCTTCCAAAATCGAACTGCTCGGCAAGAGCTGAGAACTTTTGTTTCCAATCCGGCCCGAGAAGATCGGCATAGTTTCTTGTGCCGTTCTTCAGCCATTGCGCTTCTGCTTTCGATTCCTTTAGTTCGTCAACGGCAGGCATGACAGGCCAGTTCCACGAGAGCGTTTGTTCCCACCCTACCGGGAGGGCTTTGAATTTCTTTTGCTTCTGCGCCCAGGCCAGCACCTTGATCCCTGTCCAATCAGCAGACCTTCGCTCAAGCCATTTCTGCATAGGGTAAAACGCGCTCGCCCATGTCAGGATCATATCACCACGGAAAGATGTGTATGACGAATCGGCCCTGAGCAGGCTGTACGCCCTAGCCATGCCGAGACTTGCTCCTGCATACCCGAGAACGGCCTCGATGAATGGCGCGAGGTCTACGTTCGGACGCTTGATGTCAGGGAACTCGATCTCATCCTCTTTGTCTATATATTCAAATAATCCGCCTGTAAGGTTCTCAAACTTCTCATAGTTCGTGCCGCTTGGTTCATCACTGTTCGCCGGTTCATCGTCTGTCGTCGCCTTGGCCTTACCCACATTCTCCGGCAAGAACTCTGCACCGGCTAGAGGATTGTTCCAATCTATAACTGCGTTCGAGCGTTTCACGTATCCCGCAATGATCGCTGCACGCTTGGCAGACAGGAGTTCGGCTCCGAGGATCTCGTACAGGTCAAGGTAGTTGGTCGCGCTTGTGATGAGCGAGGGAATACCGCGCCCCTGGTTTAGCCGCCAAGGGTTCTTGATGTGTCGTACAAGATCACGTTTCCATATTGCCGCATCTTTGATGTCGTCTATCACCGACAGGCCGTGCTTGTGCGTCGTGACATACGCGACGACCTGGCCCCATTCGTTCCTGAGTATTCCGTTTTCCTGTTTCAATTTTGGATAGTTTGATTTCTTTAGAGCCGCATCGGACAGCGGAACTATCTGATCTGACTCCCAATGCAAGAGCTTTCCTGTGCCACCCGGTGTACCGCCCATGCTCTCAGGGATCAGTCCGTCGTCTACCAATGAAAGACAGTCACCTTCACGGATCGGCGCGACTGTCACGTTCTGGCAGATTTCGCTCCAATGTGTTCCATCTTCGCGCCAATCACAGTCCTTCGCCCACACTTGATTGAACCACGACGCGGCCTCGTCACCGCCCTCTATGTTAACCTGTAGCTTGCCAAGTGCGCCGACGACGTTCATTCGGAATTGATGCAGGATGCTTCTGGCCGGAGCGTAGTTGCGTTCGAGGTCACGTCCTATGTTCACCCCGAGCTGACGCTTGCGCGGATCGTATATCTTATCCTCTGTCTTTGTCTCGCGTTTCGGCTGTCGTCGTGCCGTGCTTCTTTCAACAGCATCATACTTTGCGACAATCTCTATGCGCTTCTTGCGTATCTCTGTGTCGAGGGTCAGCTTGACAAGCTCATTCTCGTCCCTCGCTTTTTCGAGTTTTGATTTACTACTCATGAGAAGTCAGGACTTGTCCGCTTGCGGACGTTCTTTGCTGTCAGCATAGCGCCGAGTTCTTTCTGACGCTGTACGAGCCAATCTATTTGTGACGAGTTGTAAGTTACTGTCAGCGAACCGAGTGTAAATGATGCAGTAGTCGCGCTGGTAGTGCTTAGGGTCTGTAGTGCTTCGCGGACTGCATGGTATTCTTCGAGTGTTGTCAACTCTGCCATGCTTAAAAAATAAGCCCCAAACCCTGTTACTGTCAATAGGGTCAGAGGCTTATATGTCCAGATTATGGACAGCTTGTCTTGTATTCGGCCTTTTATGTCACATGTAGTCGCCTGAGGTGTACTCTGTGGCCGCATTTATTACAGAATGCGTACGCCTGGTCGAATGCTTTTTTGTATCTCATCCCCCCTTTCTGCCTGAATGAATTGATCGCATCACACTTTTCACACCGCTCCATCTTGCGGTAAACGATCTGCGCTCTCACGGGCTGATTCTCTACCGACAATTCTTTTTCGAGCATCGGCTTCGGTTCCACCTTCTTCGCTTTCTTCTTTTTCTTCAAGTCTTCACCTCTCTTTCTTTCACCAACTTGTCAATACTATCGGCCATATATCGAAACGCTTTTGATGCGCGTTGTGGATTATCGCTTATATCACACCGAAGTCTTATGCAACATTCCTCAAACTCTCCATCTTCCTTTCTCTCAACCGAGATGTATATGTGATGCATATCTTCAAAAGCAGACATGATGATCTCTGGTTTGTTCATCCTGTTACCTCCTATGATTCATCTATGCGCTCGATGTTTCCGTCTTTGTATCTTACAACCAACGTGCAGGTTCGTCTTGCTTCTCTTATTTCTGTCGCCCATAATGTCACTCTCTCACGCATTTCCTCTTGAGAATAATTCGCACATCCTCTCCGTCCGACATACGTCCCGTCATCGTAGCACTTGCAGACTACTCTCTTTTCCTTCTGCGGTGGAGGTGGAGAGGGATTCGGAATATCCGGTACAGTTTTGTTTCTAGAACCGAATAAAACCGCAACTCTTGCCATTTCGACCTGCCAATCCATACCCATGCTTTCCTCGATCTTTCGCTTCTTCCTCGCCTCTGAGCATTTTGTATTGTCAACCCTTCTCTCTGAGAACATGAGCGATGATCCTTTGCGCATCAATCTCTGGTGGACCGCAATGATACATGCATCTGTAAACATCATTGCCGTCACACACTCCTCGTGACCGTCCTTAAATACGATTGTCCATTCACTCATCCCGTCACCTCCACTTTCGATTTCCGCGTTTCCTTCCTCGGACGTTTAGCAACCTGTACTCCCTGCGTTGTCAGTCCTGCCGCCGCCGCCGCCACGTACGCCATGCTCATTGCGTCACCGTAGTCCCAGTAAGCACCGGGGCCGTGCGTCCACTCCCATCGCATCCCGGCATCCGTCTGGTACTTCTGCCTCAACTTCTCAGCCGTGACATGCTCGCTGAAGGTCACATGCTGACGCGGATCACTCTTGTAGAGCGTTGCGCCCCCTGGAACCCCGGCATCGCCAAGCCACGCCCTCTGCATGACCTCACGCCAGTAGTCGGCGTTGAAGGCTACGAACTGACCCAGCGGCGACTCCGTGATGTGGCACTGCTCGAACGGTGCGCCAACCAGCGTGTTCTTGCGCGGCCCGTACTTATGCGCCGCGTAGCCTCGCGCCGGGATCAGCCTGAACGGGAAACTCCCCTGGTTGCAGAACCGATGCACAACCTCCGGCTCATAGCCCCTGTCGATCAGGAACCTTGACGGCCTGAGTCTTTGGCCTTGCCTGATCAGCGGCATGACAGACAAGTGCTGACAGAGTTGTGTCAAGGCTGTGAAAATCTTCTGCTTGCGTTCGAGCTCTGGTGCGTTCTCGCGCCACACGTCGCCCCTCTGCGGCCAGCGTCCGTACACCGCGACATGACCACTAAGCAGTTGATCGAACCCCACCACCACCCACATGAGTCCGACGCGGTTGATGTCAGTTGAGGCTACAAGAATCCTTGCCTGGTCCGGCACAATGAACCGTGGCCACTGCGCCTGGTGCTGTGCCACGTGTAGGGCTTCAAGTTTGTACGATGTTCCAGACTCATCCTGCGGATCTTGCTGCATCTCAGCCGCGAACTTTATCGGACCCATCTCAATAAGAAGATTTTCAGCCGTTTCTAATGCGCTGATCTCGCTATCCCTTATCCTACTATCCCACGACACGGATGCGCTCGCGTCCATTTTCTTGCGGTTCTTCTTGTAAAAAGCCGTTGCCATCTTCTTTCCTGTCTCGTCGTCATCTGCTTCTCGCCTTATCTCGGCATACTTTTTCCAAAGCGTATCCTGCGCGGTCGGCCATGTTACGATCATAGGATGCGTCTTGCCCTGAAACTCAGGATGTATCTTGTGGTCGAGAAACCTGCTACTGACATCGTTGTTCTCCACGATAGTACACGGCATAAAACAGGCGATGCGCTTACGCGGTCCAGCCAATGCAAGGACGGTCCCGATGATTTTGCTCTCTATTTTTTTGCATGATGTAGGTGAAATCGCGTCATCCTCAGTCTGCACGTCATCCGGCAAAACAAAATCAGGGCGGTATATCCTCCCGGCAACCACGCGAGACATACCCTTCATTGCCGCAGTGATGCCGCGACACTCGATCCGCGCACCGCTGAATGCGTAGAGTGTCTCTCCGTCTGGCATCAACACCGAAGGGAATGTGATGCCACGCGCTCGCCATGATATTTTTGTTCTGTTGCCTTGTGCGTCAAGTTGGTGCGGTCCGTTGATTGCCTTGTTGTCGAGTTTCTTGAAGAACACAATAGCCTCGGGATAATCCTCTGCGAGCAACTCATTACTGCCATCCAACTGATCCTTAATGAAGTCTAGATAGCTCATTGCCAGTTCGTCAGTGGCTCCGATTGGAACCACGTATGAACGCCGGCCAGTGAGCGTTGCGTACACCGACGCACCCTTCCCGATGGCACTCTTGCCGTCACCGCGAGGCATGGCAAGCGCAAAACATCCTCCGTTATTGATGCAGTTCTGTAGTCGGTTTATGCAGTCGAGATGCACCGAACCCCACTTGTCGCAGAACGTGTCTGGCATATAATAACTGAGCCACTTTTCAAGATGGCGCTCCAACCGTTTCCGGCGCTTCAGGGATGCTCTGGACGGATGGACGGTCTTAACGATACGGGCCAATCGGCGTGAGGTCTTGACAAGTCGAGCGTGTTTAATGCTCTGCGTTACTACTGCCTTTTCCCTCTTTGTGAGTTTCGCCATTATGTCACCGCTCCATGTTTATTGCCACACGTAGGGCATACGCAAATATCCGGCGCCGCGGGAGGATCATCTTCTTCGGTCATGCCAGCAAGGTCTTTGTCGTCAAACCCTGCTTCGATCAGCTCGGCAATATCCCACTCGTTCGCCAGCATGTCCATGTCATCATCGCCGTAGGGCCTGTTGTCCATGATGATAAACCGCCGCTTCTGCGCCACTGTCAACCCTGTCAGCCGATGCACCCATGTTGTGGGGACCTCCTTCATGCCAAGTTCACGGCAGGCACGCCAGCGCATGTTCCCGCCCAGGATTACACCGCGCTCGTCCACCACAATCCCACGTGCAGGCATGGCCTCGGGGAAGTCGCGCACGGAATCACACAGCTTCTTGAACTTGTCATCCTTGATGAAGCGCGGGTTCTTCGGCAGGCCGTGTGTGCCATCGTTCAGGTGCAGGGCTGACAGTTTGATTTTCATTCTCCCCTCAGTTCAATATCAATTTACTTTTTGCTGAT